AGTGCAGCGCTATTTGCCATAATGAATGATACTATTATAAAAAATTTCATTTTATGCCTAACATTTCTTTAGTCATAATGTAGTCTCTGAGAAAATCAGATCTCACTATATCGTCCCAACCGAATGTTATAACACTGAAGTTCTTTAGCCGTTCGACTATTCTTAGGAACCTTTGAATACCATCGCGTTCATAACCATTTTGAAAATCAGATTGATAGTAATCTCCTGAAAAAATGACTCTACAATCTTGGCCTATACGTGTAATCACAGAGTCAAGCTCGTGGAAATTCAGATTCTGCATTTCGTCTATGATGACTACGGCATTATTAATTTGAGTACCACGAATGAATGATGTAGTTAAAAACTCCATCTGATGGTTATTTATAAGCTTATTGTATACGGCGGAGTCATAATCAAATAATTCTAAAGAAATTTGTTTATAAGGTTCTTCAAAAGGTTCAGCTTTTTCTTGTAAGCTACCAGGTAGATAGCCAACATCACGTGTTGGTACAATAGATCTTATTACTACTGTTTTATGATAAGGTGTAGCAGGTTCTAATGTAGACTGTAAAGCTAAATACATCGCAATAAAGGTTTTACCAGTTCCAGCAGAACCAGCAAGCACTAAGTTTTCATTATGTTGCCAAGATTCAAAAGCTTTTTCTTGATTCTTAGTTATAGGTTCTATGTCAATTAAATCTTCAAACCTTACGATACTTTTGCTCATACTTTAATTGTATTACCTCTACCTGATTTATCTTTAATTCTTTTAAGATTGTCTTTCCAACCGTCACTAGTTTTTGATAGTAGACTACCTTGACTGCTGACAACGCCTGGAAATTTCAAAACTCTTTCAGCATTGTACTCGTTACATATAGCATCGAGTTCATCTGAAGGACAATCTACATCCCATTCAACGTATCTGTTTTTAGCATCAACCCATTTCTTTAGTGTGTATTTAGGCACCTTGATATCCTTTCCACCAGTCCGGCGCAGGCCTGCCCCAATCCCATTTAGCAAATGACTTTGCCATGTGATAGTAATTACGGTATGCTGCAACAGCATCACCTTTAACTATACAATCAGGATAATGTGACATAGCTTGTGCAAACTCAGTTAATCCAATGTTTGGTATATTTATCGGAGTTTTAGCAAGTGCTTCACCAAGAACTTCATAAGTTTTATGAACTTTGCCACGCCTGTATTCGAATTCTTTACACATACCGACGAAATGTTCATAATGCCATTGATAGTTTTCTTTAGATGCTAGTGTCCATGTAGTACAAGGATGGTACTTATGAACTGCTGCATAGTAAATGTCATCACGTTCATCGCCAAAAGAGAAGTATGTTTGAATGGTCTTACCAGATTTAGACCTACGCTTTTCTGGTATGCCGTCCAGCAACCTATGTGCAGTACTTAGCATTTGACCTGATTCCACAATCATTTTTGGAACATGTCTGTCACACAACATTTGTGCAGCTGTAATTGGATTTTTGTCAAGTATAAAAATATTCATATTGTCACCTTCAAATAATATAGATTATATCATAAATTTCACTGTTTGTAAAGGATTAATTTTTTCTTTAAGTAGAAAGTCTTACCTCCGGATTTATCAACTTGATTTGGGTTTCTAAGAAATTTCTTTTTTCTAAAATTCTATTCATCTTGTTTAACTTACCTCGCTTTTTAAGTTTTAATGCATAAATTTGTAATTCATTAGAGTCTTTACGTAAACGTTCAAGTTGTTGCAACATGTGTTACCTTTCGTTGATATTATAGTAAATTAGGGAATGCCTCCTTTACTACAGGTTCTGTGATACCTTTAAGTTTTTCTTTGTTAATCATTGACAAAACGACTTTAGCATCTTCAGGATGTACACCTTCTAATATACCAATAAAGATTTGTTCTCTTTTGTATTTTGGCATCTTATCACCTTGACCACCTTTTACAAAATATTTAAACTTTGTATTTTCTCTAAACAGATTTGCTGGGTGGTGATGAGCCGGTGAAGGAGTATATGGAGGTCTACCAATAGGAAGATTCCATTGTACCTTATCGTCCATCGTGCCGCGTATGACATCTTTTAAAGCCCATGATTCGTTTTCTTTTAAAATCTTGACCTTTTCTTCACGAGTTCGTTGTTTGCCAACTTCTTCTAATATTTCAAAAACATATTTAATCATTAAATAAACTCCTGTACACTTTCAATCAATTGATTACACCTCTTAGTAACTAAGTAGTGAAATACTTTACTTTTATTTTCTAAAGGATTTTGATCCTCATAGTTATTTATAATTTGTTGTTTGAGCTCGGGTGGTGTTTCGCTAAGAGCAATTAATTTTTCATTCCTACAATAGTTACGATACCATGATGCAGCATAAAGTAATTCACCTTGTTCAAGATCTTCCATAATATCTTCTACTTTCTTTTGAGACATAGGTGTTTGCCTGAAACCTTCTACAAATGTATCGTCATTAGATAAAATGTTTGGTACACCATCGCCTTTATCACCACGAATAATATGATTAAGTAAGAAGTACCTAGCATTCTTTTCTACAATTTCTTTCTTAAGTATTGGTGAGAACTGTCTGACATTTTTAAATCTTTGTAGTTGTACAAAGTCTCTATCAGAAGATACAATCATGATTTTTTCTGGATTAAAATCAACACGTGATTTCTTAATGACTAATGTACCGATAACATCATCGGCTTCACAACCATCTATCTTAATAACTTTGTATGGAAAGTTTTCTCCGATTTCTTCTCGTATAAGATTTAGAATACGAAATGCTTCATCCCAATCAAAAGATGAAGTACCTCTATCTTTTTTACGATTAGCTTTGTATTGTGGAAATGCTTTCCTACGCCAGTTGTTTGCAGCATCTACAGCAAGAACCATTTCACCGAATTCTTCACGGTATCTTTTATGATACATTCTAAGAGAATTCAATATCATATGACGAATCATTTGTTCATCAAATGTTTTATTGATTATGATACTTGCTAGTGCAATACCACTGTAGTCAACTATAATCATTAGCCAATCCTTTTGTTATTATAATAATCGTATGTTCTTTTATAAACATATACATCCCATAGTGTAGCATTCTTCATACCACCTTTAGGATCGCCAAAGTAATTAAAACCATTGGTTGGTTTTCTACCTTTCTTTTCAACTCTAAATTTAGTTTTACTAGAATTGCATGCTCTTACAATAGACTTAACCATTTCATATTCAGCCATATCTCTTGGATCTTTAGGATCAAACCTACCAATCCATGATGTTGATCTTTCGTGCTTTCCAATGTGTATTCCCATTATATAATCTCCTCAGATAGTTTTTGAACCATTGTGTACTTATTAGCGAGATCTTTTATGATCTTCATATTATAATCTTCTCTTAAGGTTTCTCTTCTAATATGCTCTGGAAGAGTTCTTAGTAAAAGTTGAATTTTAATCAAAGGTTTATCTGACCTAAGGATTAATTCTTTTAAGTTTTTAGTACTGATTGGTTTAGACATATAAAGTTTCTCCGCTTTTTTGATTTTAATAGATATATTATACCATACTTTTATCGTAATGTAAAGGAAAAAATGCATTTAAATGTAATTTTTTTTCCATACAGAATGTAGTACATATAGCCATATGCCATTTATTGCCGGCTCTATCAAAGCCACTGATCCAGCTTCCCATAAACTTGCACCTGTCATTATACTTACAACTGTCATAGAAATTACAATATGACCTAATGTATATACCGATGCAAGAGCTAGGCTATCTATACGTTTCATTCCATATCTTTTCAAAAGGTTCTTCGGTATACTCTAATCTTTCATTATTACCCCAGAGTCTTTTAACATATTGACGATGCATTCTGTCTATGTCTTTTTGGCTCCAGCTGTCAGGTATTAGGTGTCCTTTGACTGCGTAATAAAGTCTATTAGCTTCTTTATTTTCTTCTTTTTTTATACGCCATTGCATCCAATCATAGTATCGTTCTGGCTCATTCGTTTCAATATGATCTCCGGTTCCAGTCATGTCTTGTGTATACCTATTTGTCATTTATCTTAACCAATGCTAATTCTTTACCACCTAACTCTCTTAGTTGACACTTATACTCATACATAGAGTTGTGGCCTTCATATTTAGTTAAGCAATCACGAGCCGTAATGTTTTTCCACATTACTTTTTGACCACTGGGGTAAGTTACTTCGTAAACTCTTAATTTCTTATCCCAAGATTTAGGAGAACCATCTGTCATATATGTTACTGTCATTTTATCAAATCCTCCATTGGAAATATTTTTGATATTGCTTTAGCGCATGCTATAGCAACTTCACTACATTCTTTCTGTGTACCGTTAGAAGATCTTAATTCTATGAAATGAATCCAACTTCTTATAGATCCATTCATATATAATCTAGATGTAGTTAATCCTTCTGGTAAAACTGCTCTGGCAACTTCTTTTGCAATTCCTTTTTTGATTGCAGCATTGTAGACTTGCCTACACATCCAGATAACTCTTTGTTGTTCTCTTTTCCAATCGAGTTGGAAATTTTCGTCATCAACTTCGACACTACTTTGTCTATTCTTATCATCTTGCATTCTCGCTTCTCTAGTAACAAATTCTAACTCCTTTACTGGATTTGCATATCTTTGACTAAACTCTTGAAAACTAAAACTTCTATGCCTGAGTATTTGTCTTGCTATATCTCTTGTAGTATTGATTTCAATACAGGCACTTGCCATTTCAAATGGAGACCAATGCTGGTGTTTAATAAGATATTTTAAAAGTTTTTCATTTGTTGCTGTGTTTTCTTGACCAGACGGATTAGAAACTCTAGCACAGTATGCTATAAGATCTTGTACATTCTCTAATCCAATAATGTCTGTAGGTTGCGAATAACTTATAAGTCTTGCTATCATAATTTGAAATCCTTAAATCTTTGACCAGTGGTAGTGTTATCAAATACTGGTGTATCATCGGTTAATGTTTGTTCATTTTCTTCAACATCGTATAATCTCATTTTAGATCTATCAACACCAATTACAAATCTTTTATGCAT